AGAGCTCGCGCTTTAATCCGTGTTATGCCAGGTGGCCTCCTACCTAGACTTAATTGTTATAGTCTAGGGTAAACTCCCCGGTGGGATTCAACCACCGGTGGGTACTCTTTAGTTTAACGAGAGTACCCCGCTCTTCATCTTGTTGTGGAAAAACCTCAACCATTCCGAGGAATGGCAGAGGACAGTCAAGTACGGACGACATCCCTAATAGACGGGATGATCCGCTTGACCCACGACGAAGAGCGATTGCTAGCAAGGCACTGTCCGGAGCCGGGAGGCTCTTGGGATCTTGCCGAAACACACGACATCTCAAACCTAGGTTTGCGTCTGTCGCAGTACGGGGGAACTCGCTCATAGGGAGCAACCATCCATCATCACCTTCACTACCCAAGGGTAGAAAGTAACGATGCATGGAGGTGTCACATCTTCGCGCAGCCCGCCAAGCATTTTCGAGGAGAGGCCAAAGCCCCTCTTTCGAATAGCTATAACGGATTGACGCTCGGATGAGACGGTTCCCAAGAAGAACCACCTCTATTGGTGATTCAATGAGTTCCTTTTGGTAAATAGGAGTAACACTGTGCGAACCAAAGAAATGCTCCCCGCAACTTTCGTAGAATTGTCCGCTAACGAAAGATTTCTCTTCGTTAACTTCAAATCCGACGAAATTAAGCAATTGTATTGCTTTTGCGGACAGCTCTTTGGAACAAACAATGTCATCCCCATAAACCAAAACCTCACTGCCAGGATCGAACTTATCTCTGAGCGCTGTCAAAAGGCTCCAAAACAGAAGGGTTTCAAGTTCAAACGTGAAACCATTCCCCATACTAGAAAACTTTTCTAGTCTAATATGGGTTTTGTCAGGGAGCGAAGCAGACTTAGATCTGCAACTATCTAGCGCAAGAAACCATTCGACTGGCAAGAGCTCGTAAACGAGCTCTGTAGCCACGGAATCGCTAGCCGCCTTAAGATCTAAGGTTGCTAAACCGTCTTGAAGGGCCCGACGGGCTGCTTCTTGATTAGGTACTTGTGAATCCAAGTCGATACCGTACCTCTTTAGCCTTTTCCGAAAGTACGAACCAAATCCTTTTTGAAGGAATCCGTTCGCTCTCGGCTCTTTGGCTATGACGCGGTCGGTCTTCGCGTCCTTCGGTACTGTAGTGATGATACAACCGTCAACAATGACGAGTGCATCCCTAGGTAAAACAGGGACAGGATTAATCTCATTCGGTTGAATAGAGATCACCTTGTCTTTAGTCTCTCCTAGAATCACTGACAACCAATGAAGGTCGCCCCTCAGCTCTTGCTGAAAAACAGCGCGAGCGTCGGCAGTAACGGAGATCGGGAGTTTACAAACTTTTCGATCTACCTGTGCATTACGGAGTGGAATATCGTCCGTGCTGCCAGGTCCCCATCCGTAACCGGATCGCACCTTGTCCCAACTAAATTCTCCGAGAAGTTTGGCAATTTTACGCTTCGCACCGTAAAGCACGGACGAAACGTCAGGGTCTATGACCCTAAACCTAGCTTCTTTAAGTCTTCGGTTGGTAGCAAGGCAGCGTTCCTCTGAGAGTTTGAAGCTCAGAAGTGCTTCTTCCTCCAAATTGACGCCCGTTTTCAGACCCTTCCATTTCGAAAGGAACTTAATAGCGAGATAGTCTTTTTTGAAAGATTCTGCATCTAGATACGTATCCTCTGAAATGCTCATTTTCGCTAGGGCAAGGTGTTCACCATGCTTATAACGAAGCCAAGCACCCAGAGATATAGGCGTGTCAATCTGCTTACACAGAGCCAGGAAAACCTGGTCCATGCGGTTAAAACCGCTGTGTTTGCTTTTCATCAATACCTCTTTTGTTGCTACTAAACCAACCCGGAGGCCGGTTTAATAGATCATCAGAAGATTTTCCACCATGGCGACAACTTGCGCGTCAGCATTTAGGAATTCGGCGAATTTCCGAGTATCTTTCCGATTCTGAAGCGTAGAACGTTCAGAAAGGATATACTCTTGATTCGACCGGTTGATGTATGCCAAAGTCGGAGCAGGCGTGAGCCCGCTATCATCAGTCCCGAGCGTTTCCGCAACGGGGCAGTGAAGCCCGAGTTTGACACGAATGACACGATCCTTAGAGCTTTGACCAGCGGCGGGCGGCGGAGGACGAGTCATACTGATAGAGATACGGTTGTAACCGATCACATCAGTAGGGCTTTGATCCTCGAACCACCAAACGCCATTCTTGTCTTGGCCCAATGGGACAAAAGTGTGATTTACAGGTGTTCCCTGTGCATCAGCAAGAACAATACTTGCGACAGCTGACATGGAAAAATCCTTCCAAAGGACTGGCTGAAAGGCCAGAATTGTCAATCAATAACACGCTTCCTAAGTGCGTGTTTAAGACATCCTGGAGTTGGATGAATTCTTGCGGGAAGTTGCTTAAGCTCCCCTCGCTAGCGTAAAGCAGGCTAGCGTGGCGGTACCCATCAACAGGCTCGTTCATTTTAGAAACTGACCGAGCAAAGCTGCTGCTGATATAAGCCGAGAGCTCCCCAACCGTGGGTTAAACGGTGGAAAGTCCGGAAACGGAAGAGCAGTCAAAACTGTCCTCTTCTTTTGTGTCTCCGTACCACCAGCGAATCCACTCACGATGTCAATTGTCCCCGAGCCGTCTGTTCGAGTTTGCATTCCCTGAAGGGACCCAGTCCATTCAGTTCGTGCAGTCTCAGACATATAGCCGTTGACAAAATTGTCACCGTAAATGAAAACACTCTCGGCAGCACGCAAATACCCTCCGATATCGATAAACCAATCGACAACGAAGGAATAAGGCGTGAGTTCCCATGCTATTGACACAGGGTTTAGGCTGGTAAAGCCAGCGAGTTGACTTACAATGCTAGGCTTGAAGTCAAAACGCCCGGCAATGGTACAACGAGCATCCACTTTCGTGGTTCTCACTTCTGTATCAAAACCGTTAGGGCCTGTATTGGTCTTTTTTACACTATCGTTACCACTCCCCTTTCCAACAAGTACTTTGAGGCCCGACTTACTGGGTTTAATCAGTAATTCAGCGGCCCCATAGACCGATTGGACAGCAGGTTTGATGCCGTAAGTGTAAGCAAGCCAAGCGTTTCCTAATTGCTTAGGAACCTTCCTCGGATCGAAACCCTTCTTATTTAGTTTTTGAAGGGCTAACAATCTTTGGGAGTCAAGCGTTTTCGCTGCCCTACGCAACTTGCGAGCTCCATCCAGAACCTTCACCATAGCCTTGTAGGCACTCATTAGCATCGTCCTTGTCTTTCCAGACTCGGCGATGTCTATAGAGAGATCTACTTCTCCACGGATCTGATCAAGGATGTCACTTATCGCAGAATTCTTCGCAGTACTACGGGCGCCATTTATATCTAAGCCAGGAAGTTGGTTGCAGCCCCAGGGTAGATACCCTGTGCCTACAACTGACCTCCCTGGATAGAAGGTGGCTACTACCCCATGGTAATACGGAGAAAACACTGAGTGCGTATACATCTGGGGGTTAGGGGATTTATGATCCCCTTCCCTCGAATCAATCCCATAGAGATTGTTCGATTCAGCAGTACGAACCTGGACATAAGTTTCGGGTGGTGGGTGCCCGCCAGGGCCTCCACTATCCTCAACTAAGAAAGGTCCGTTAGAATCGCGAAAGCGAAACTGCATCACTCCAGACTTCCGTTTCCCCTTAGTAGGGGTACGGCGGGTTCTAAGGTTTCCCTTAGGCCCGACATCTGCACCAACGAGTAACTCCTTCAAGGACGCTTTTGCCTTGAAGTAGCCATCGTCAGTATAGATGTCTATAGCTTTAGCTGCTTTTAGCAGCTCATCTGTCGTTGCCATCAAAGGCACTCCTTTCCTGCAAAGGAGACGATAGACGGGTACGCTCAGCTTTTCTCCATTCTTTAAGAGCCAACTCCAATTTCTCGAAGTTGTCAATTATCGAACGGAAATCCGCCTCGGTATTCGAAAAATCCCGAATACCGTGAGGTAAGCTACTACCCAGAGAAGGTCCTTCTTTCTGCATCCAATCGACTTTGAAACTATAAGGCAGAATCCCCCAATCACTTGGGAGGTCTACTTCTAGTTTCTTTTTCGAAGGAGAACGACGTGCAAGGTATGCCCCGATTAGCGCTATTACGAAGATGATAAACATCACGGAATAGATCAAAATCACAGCATCGAGCACGTACGCCTCCTGGAGCAGAGGG